CTCGCCCGCGCGCGCACGGGCGGGCGGGCCCCAGCGTCGCGCGTCTTCGCGCGGGTGTTTGGTCCCCTTCTCTTTTTTGGGGGGGGGGGGGGGGGGGGGGGGGGGGGTGAGGTTGCACGATGATTCTCCAAGCATGGCTCCGCCTTTAGGGTATCACCCAAATCGATTTCAAAAATGACCCGGACGCGCATTCCGTGAAACCTAGTGCGTTCTGTAACTAGTTTCGGTGACTCGGCAAGTTATGCACATCATCACTCAAGTGGCAAAAACGCTGCAAATTGTGCAAGTTGTAGCCGCATATCAAAATCACTATCGTGCGCGCTCAACCGGAGGATTCAACATGACAACGGTTCAAGAAGATGGCGGGTTGAGCGAAGCGGAGCGCAAGCGAATTTGGGCGGAAGAACGCGAACGCACGCGCGCCAACCTTGCCGCCCGCGGCGAAGCAATCGAAGCAATGGAACAGGCTGAACGCTCCGCGTCTTACGCGCGCACGCGAACGATGCTGAAGTGGACTGCGATTGCCATCGGCTTGCTGGTAACTGGGATGCTGCTGTGGAATGCATACGAACGCTTCGTGCTTCCCCAGCCACGGCACTTCCGCTAGCCCAGCAGACGCTTGGCCGTATCGACCACGCTACTGGCCACGCCGGTGATGGCCTCGGCCACGGTGCCCAGGCTTGCGCCTGTGCCCTCTACGGGCTGCCACTTGCCTAGCGGACATGTTGCCCCGGCGAGGGTCAGTTTCACGGACAGCGCCGCGCGGCGGTTGGAACCGCACCCGCACTTGGTACACCAGCCAATGCCACCGGGATCGGTAGCGCCCTCCACCACCTCGGCGCGGCCTTCGCACGCTCGGCAAATGGCCGCGCGCTCACCCTGCACTTGGACGCTGGCCGGGCCTTGGGTGGCGTGCCTGCGCTCCGCAGCTAGATAGGCCGCGGCGCGCGATGCGAAGCCATAGTTGATCGTGTCACCGATGCCCACCGGCCGCTCGCCCATGACCACCCGGTG